ACTCCACAAGTCAACAAATGCGTCTGATATTGGTTTGTAAAATGCCTTGAAGATGTCAAAGTACATACCAAATGCTCTCTTCATAGGTTTGAACATTGGTGTGAAGGCATCACCTAAGAATGCACCTATCTTGTCTCCTAAGAACGATCCTATTAACTGACCAACAATCGGACCGAATGGACCAAGCACAGGTGTAAGTAATGCACCCATAGCAATACCACCAATAGCAGCACCTGCACCACCACCGATAGCATTTTGTAAAGACTTACCTGATGACAATCTATTTGCAAATGAGAATATACCTGCTAATCCTGCCATTCCTCCACCTTTGAGGAATCTACCTGCACCTTTACCAAACCCTTTAAGGAATTTACTTCCTTTCTGTAAAAATCTACCACCCTTGACTTTGGCAAGACGTTTTAAACGAAGCATTCTTTTAGCACGCAATGCTTGTTTTAATTTTCTCTGTTGTATTATCCTTCTACCTTCTGCAAATCTCTTACCTGATCCTTGTTTACCAAATCTAAGAAAATCTACCATTTTCTTCAATTTTTTAAAATCACCTATCAATTTCCACGGTCTCAATATTCTACCTGCTATCCATAATCCACCTATTCCACCTATAACTTTTAATATTCCCATTATAGGACTATTTTCAGCAAGTCCATCAAATATTAGACCTATGCTACCAGATGTTACTTTATAAAGTGATTTAAACCAACCACCAATGACTGCCAAACCTATTTTTAAATCATTCCTAGTCCCAGGCATTTCTAAGAAAGATAATATCAACCACCCTGCTGCTGCCTTTGCTAACCATTTTAGGGGTTTTAAAAGTGATTCTAACCACGCCCATTTTTTACCACTCTTTTTAACTTCTTGTTTAGCACCTTTCTCTACCTCTTGCCCATTTATATTTTTGTTGTACTCCTCTTCCTTTTTTCTATCTGCTTCTAGTTGTCTCTGCCTCTCTGCCTCTGCACTAAGTAATGTACTCTGTTGTTTTGTTAGATCATTAATTAACATCTGACCAATATCTGCCACAGCAAATCCCAACCTATTGACACTAAAGGTCAAGGTCTTAACTGGATCTCCCGCAGGACCACTAGGTGTTGGTGCAAGAAATTTCTTTATTTTTAATGGTGCTTTCGTTGCCACTTATAGTGTTTGATGTTGTGCGTTCGCTGCTTTTTGACGTGCTTCCTCTTCACGAAGATGTCGTATGAGCATATTTACATAGACATCCCTCTCCCAAGGCATCATTTGTTCTAATTCTGTAAGACTATATTTGTGGTATTGCATCATTGCAAAGTTAACCTCAAATATATTCATCAATGTATCGTGTGAGAGGGCTATGCGAAAAAACTTGCCATCCCCTCTAGAACCATCTCACTTTTCTTTTCAGTCTTAGGATTAAAAACTTCAATAGTGTGAGATACTTTAGGCATTGTCTCAAAGAATTTCTGAACCTCTTGGAACTGTAGGTTATTCATACCTTCAAAGAAAGTTAGAAGTTCTCCTTTCTTGTATGCTTTTGCGTTTTCTACTTCATCACCGTTGGCAATTTTGTCAACACAATCTGCTGCAAGTTGGAAAATGTCATCAAGTTTAGGATCTTCTGATAGATTATTCTTCACGAATGTATCAATAGATGGATACTTCATTACAAGTGTGACATCATCAGTAATCTTTACTTTATTTGAATGATCAGGAGGAACAATAACTTCCACCTCCTCAAGATTAACTTCTACATCAACTTGAGTTTCATTATCATCAGGAGCAACTACTTTAAACTCACTGACTTCACCTACTGACTTAGCACGAATACGAAGAAACAAATATTCAATATCAAATGTAGCAAGTGTATCTATTTTTTTAACACTCGTACAATTTTTAATAATCTCTTTTACTGCCTTTATCATTTCCTTTTGATCTTGAGATTCCATTGCCATATAAAGCAATTTCTCTTCACGAACTAGGAAAGGACGGTATGTTACTTTCTGACCGAAAGGTAGTGTGCACTCATACTCAGGGACCACGAGGGTCGGCAATGGCATTGGCATAGTTTTAAATTCAATTCAATATGTAGTTATTTAGCACCCTAACTGAGGGTTACTTTCTCATCTACGTAATTATTTGAAGTCCAATCTCCCTGTGTGTTTATCTTTGCTTCCATACGTATTCTCTCAACTTGGAACTGAACATCTAACTTCATCAGTTGTGTCTGTTGATTATTAAACTTCATTGTACTTACATTAGTAGGGAAACAATTAAATGCAGTCCAACTTGCAGTTACTTTGTTCAATCTTGTCTGTCCTATTACCTTTCCGTTTTGATTTATACCTCTAAGCACATCATTAGATCCTCCTTCATACTTATCAATGTGTATGTCTGCTACATAATCCTCATAAAACATTGATCTATTCTCTGAGTCTCTACTTATGATTTGAATCCAACGATCAAAAACATACCTTGGCCACTGATTTATTGGGACTATGAACTGTATGTTCATCTCAGTTGTCTGTTGGAACGTAGCATACTTTCTTTGAATACCAAAGTTATTTACAGCACCAGTCATTAATGCTCTTGATGGAATTGTTACTTCATCTGCAAGATAATCTACAGCGTCCATCCATTCTCTTAATTCTACTTGTCCACTTGGTCCTAAAGTATTCGCAGTATTTGCCAACACAAAACGAGGAGGTTGTATTGAAACCTCGAATAGGTTAGTCTTGGAGGGTCCATAGTTACCCTTACTTAGAAAATTCTGAAAACCTTTAAAATTTCTCATCTTTTTAGTGCTAATTGCGTTGGCATAGGTCTGTCCATATTATTAATAGTTACATAAAATTGTTCTAAGGGCATCAAACCTATATCTGCCCAATCAGATTCTGGTATGTCTAATAAAGCACCACGCACTCTATTCCTCAAGTATTTATGCACGGTAATGGCAAAAATGTCACCTGATATAGAATTACCTGCTGCTAATGCTTCACCCATCGCTGTGCGTTCCAATGGCATTACATAATGTAGGTTAGCACCCCAGAAATGATTAGCATCTTCATTCATAATGTAAACTAATGGAAACGCATCCCAATGATACATTTTTTCTTTATATTTTGGGTTTGGATAGTCAAAAAACACCATCCTACCTACCTCTGGTTGAACGTAAGTGTTGAGAGTAGTTCTTAACTTGTTTCTCCACCACTGTTTAGTTCTACCACCAGTTTGTGCTGCTTTTAGGTCGGTGAATGTACTCATACCTTTAGTTCCTTTTCGGTAAGTATCATAAATACCATTTGACGGTCTTTACAATAATCTCTTGCTGCTTTCCACTTTGCATCATTAACAGCGTAAGTTCTTACTTCATTCAGATACCTCTTTGTACGTCGCTGTTGTTTCTTAGGTGTCTGTGTCTGCTTAAGAGGTTTGACCTCGATAATAAGTCTCGTCTTCCTCCCTGCTTTTGTCCTTGCTCTGACGTAAAAATCTGGAAAATAGCGATGAACCCTACCATCAACAGGACTGATGTACGGGATAATAATTTCTTCACTGCCCCACTCCTCCACGTTTCTATTACGGTCACACCATACCATAAACTTCCTTTCCCACAAACTTCTATAAATAATGTTAGTAGGATCCCCTTTATATTTTCCAGGGTAACTTGGTTTGAATTTTCCTGAGTAACTTTTAGTCATAAACAAATGCCATTAGTATATCCTAGATCAATTCCTGGTAGTTCTCTCAACGTATCTGCACAAGATAGTTTTGAGACCAGTTTTGTTGACTACTTACAAATAAAAATTTATAATTCAAAGTCAGGTAATCCATACTCTTACATTGGTAATAGCGGTAATTACGGAACAGGACACGTCCTTGGTGGTGGTTCAGAGACTGAAGGTTCTCTGTCTGAAACTATTTATCTATATTTACCACAACAATTAAAGGAACAATACTCTACACAATATCAACGAACAACTCTAGGTGCAGGTGGTGTCGGTGCATTAGATGCAGTTGCAACAGCAGCAGCAGGAGGAGAGACAGATTTAGTAGAGTCACTTAAAACAACAGCAGGTGCAGCAAAACCTCAGTTTGTTATGGATAAAATTGCTGCTGCTGTAGGTACAATAAACACTGCATTAGGAGCAAGTGGTACTAACTTAGATGCAAATAGTATTGGTGCTCTAGTAAAAAAGAAAGTATTTAATCCATATCAAGAGACAACATTTCGTGGTACAAACTATCGTACACATTCATTTTCTTTTGAGTGTCAACCACGTAGTTCAAGAGAATCTAATGAGTTATATAATATACTGAATAAACTTCGTAGAGCAATGTTACCTTCAATGCAAGATGGGGAAACAGGAGACTTCACAACACAAGGAGATCAAGCAGGAACAAGTGAAGGAGATAATATAGTTAATGATATAGTAAGTGGATCAGCACCTGGTCGTTGGTTGCAGATACCTGATTACTTTAGACTTGACATCATTCGTGTAGAAGGCACACCAAATGCTGACGGTGAGATAGAACTAACTGGTACTTCTCCTAGAGGTTTGAAAAGAATTATGCAATTCCCTACTAAATTAGTATTAAAGGATTTGAATATCAACTTATCACCCAATGGTCCATACAACTCATTGAAAGATGCGTTTGATAGTTCTGTTGATTATGGTCCTGCTTCATTCACAATGACTCTCACATTTGATGAGACTGCATTCCTTACTAGAGAATCACTTACACAGTAATGGCATACTTTAAATACCTACCCAAAGTTTACGTTAGAAATAAAACTAGAGTTGATGGTGGACAACCATACGAACTCGCAGTAAATATTTTTAGACGTATCAAAATTAGAGATGATCTACAAGGTTCATTGCTTGGATTTATTCAGTATGAAATACAAGATGGAACAAGACCAGATCAAGTTGCATACGAAGTATATAAAGATGCAGGTCTTGACT